AAATAATATATATTTATTTCTGATTCTTTAATTTTTATACTTTTTACGTTCATTTTCTATCCTCCTTATATTTCTACTGTCATTGTTACTGTTCCATCACCTTTAATAGTCATGCTCTTACAATCGTCAAGCCCTACGATGAATAAGGTATCATCATTGACTTGATAAATCATAATACATTTAGCAGTTTTAGTAATCTTTAAACCTTTCTTTTCTTTAGTGTCTACTTTGATATAGAATATATCCATATCACATATTTTGTCATGTCTACGATACACCAATACATTTTTATTTGAGTAAATTGTTGTATCTGTGTTGAAGTCATAATCTAATTTGAATCGTAAAGTATTTTTCATCTTATTTTCCTCCTTTACTTTACAACTATATTGTAACAAAGTAATTCACATTTTGTAAGCACTTTTTTGTGAATTTGGTATAAAGTTTTAGGAATTTATGAAAATATTGATATTTTGTTTCAATCCATGAGAAAATAGAAAAAGTCATGCATGCATGACTTTTATACTTCTTGACATACCCATATATACATAGTTGTAAATGGTGGAAGAATACTGAATGCTTTATTACCTCCCACATTAGTTGTGGTATATTCTCCTAATCGGTTTGTACCTGTTTCACCATAACTACCTGCTTCGAATCCGTGACCATGTGTTGCATTAGTCGTATAGATTCCTGCTTTTCTTGGATAGTTGTTTTGCATAAATACTACATCATGTTTATGGCTTGGTAATTCATCAACTGTGAGTGTGTGCGATTCTTCACCACCTGTGATATTTACTCCATACTTACCACCTGCACCTAAGATGATTCTATCCGTTAGCATGCTCCAGCGCTTACCGCCATGCTGTGCAATAACCTTTTCCATGGTGTCTAGGGTATCAGTGATAATAACCTTACCTTTATAAGCCTTTGAATATAAAGCCTGCTCTAGTGCCTGTGTTGCCTTTTGTAGTGCCTCTGTTGCTTTCTGTAATGCGGATTGTGCTGTAACGCTAGAAGATGCGCTAATTTCACTCGCTCCAGTTGCTGTTGCCTTTGCAACGTTGATATTATCATCAAAACCTTTTAAGACTTCATCAACCTTTGAAAATGCACCATTCATATCTCCCATGATTGAAAGATTATCAGTACCTACCCATTGTGGAAATTTGTAATTTGTTGTCTTGTTTGTTGCTGTCATATTTTTATCCTCTTCTTTCTATTCCATGCTTGCATGGTTATTGATAACTCGATAATACTTTTTTGTTATTCCAGTCAAAGTCATACACTGTCATGTTCAGACTATCAAACTGCTGTACATTAATATGTAGATTTGCTAACTCATTCAATGAGTACACTCCATTTCTTGATAGTGCAAGAATCGCATTCATTAACTCTGATAATGTGGTGTATGTACCTGTTAGTTGGTTATAGATTAAAATGTTCTCACCAAGATTCTGTAAACGATTGTTGACATCCGCAACCAACTTATCAATTTTATCATTTTGTGTATTGATTTTAGTAATTAATTCGCCTTTGAAGTTAGTTACATTTAGATTTAATTCAGTTTTGAAATCTGAAAATTGATTGCGTAACTTTTTAACTTCAATCTCAAAATCAGATAATCGCGTATCGAATCGGTTGTAATTTGCAACAATATCATTGTAGCGTTCATTCAATACTTTTAGAGTACTGTCAAACTCTCCAATGATACGCATTATCTCATCAAGATTCTGTTCATGAAAATTTGTATATGTGCTATGGTGTAGTATCGTCATGGTATATCCTCCCTTCCTTTATTAGTATAGCATGATAGTAAACTTTTGCAATATATCATCAATGATATGTTCTATCACGTTATGATTGCAGACTTGTAATTCCTGCATCAACATACTCTGTGGTGTAACTACACCGATTGAGCCATGACGCTCGCTTTTGACTACGCTCTTACCAGTTGAGTTATTGCTATATGTATCATTGTTAGTATCTTCATTTTCTCCACTCGGTACAGCGTTTACGCTGTCATATCCTGTTACTTTATTTATCTGATTGCGTGTACCATTACTATTACCCTGCTGTGTTCCTGTGGTGTTGGTTGTTACTTCCTCCACAAGTTGTGCATTCTCTAATGCATTATAATCTTTTGTAAGTACGTTATACATACGTTGCCATGCATGCATACGCATCATACTATATTGTTTTAACATAGCCTTTAGATATGATGGATTCGTATATAATACTTCAAACTCATAGGACTGTTCCAATAAGTTATTTATAAACACCTCTTTATCCAATCCTTGAGGTAGCACGATATCATCAAATATCGTGCTATCAAGATTATAAATACCCTGTAATGAAATGTATCTAGTCATTAGGTATATCCTCCTTTTCTTCCTCTTGGTTGCTTGCATGCATGCTTTCTACATCTGTATATTCAAAACGTAACTCGCAACTTAAATCCGTTAATGTAGGAAACATCTTTTTTACCTTTTCAATTCCACGTTTAATATTTTCACATGTTACGATTGCCTTAGATGTTGTCTGCATGTTGTTAGCGTTGATTTCACCTGTTAAGGCTCTATCTGTTTTATCAAAGTTAGCATTAGGAATACCTACATCTGTTCTAAACTGATTCAGTATGCTTGCATGTAATTTGATAAACTCATTACCAATCATGTTTTGTGATAGATTCTGAAAGAAACTATCCCACAAAGGTGTACCATCTTTATTGAATAATCTGTTATCAGCAAATACAGCAGGATTTCCACTTTGCACTCTATCATATAAAGCCTTTAGTGTTTCAGCGCTTGCTTTATTCTTTCCTAAGAATACATAAGATAGTTTAGAGTTAATTAGATTGATACCTAATGCTTCAGCCACAAGTGCCAGCATATCAGCATAATATGCAAGCATGTCATACATGCTTGTATAATCATTATGTATTTTGATAACCTCACAATCTTTACCAATGTTTAGGTAAAATGTTTTGAGTAACGGATTTGATACGATTGCCTTGCTTGGTTTATAGAATACATTGTAATAGTTTAGTGTAGCATGCTGTGGTATGATTCCAAACTTACCACTATCAAATACTACAATGAAACCATGCAAGAATAGAGTGTTGATAAAATAATCATAGTCCCAATGCTCTGGTATGTTGATTTTGTAAACACTTTGTAAATCCTGCAATAACTCACGGAAGAAGTATTGAAATAATTCATTGTTGCGTGTATGTACTGCGCTAGGTGAATATTGATTGTATGCGTTTGATACTACCTCATAATTTGCATAATTTTTTGACATTTTAAATTTTCCTCGCTTTCCATGCATGCATATATCATCAAAGGTGATAGAGTTGTAGAAGTGCTACCATTATATAACTTGAATGGATAGCCTAAGTCGTTTACAACTGTTGTATCATTGATATAGCATGCTTTATATATGTTAGTGCTATTGATTAAATCCCATTGACCACTTGCATGTTGTTGATATCCTTTATATGTTCCTTTTGCAAAATTGATATGTGTATGGTCTCCTGTAACGTTTCCATGCATACCAGTATGAAATAATAAATCACCTTGCATGAATGTATCACCAACGCTTGCAATCGGTGAATCATCATGCATGCATGAGAATGTTAAATAATCAATCGTGCCATCTGCAAATAACACTTTATTCACTGATTGGAATACTCTATTATTATCATAGTTATCCCATATATCAACACATTTACACGTAACTGGTGCATAACTTGGATACCTTGCATGCGTGCCTACATAGTCAATGTTTAGCGTTTGTTGGTGACTCCACTGTCCGTTTTCTCCCTGTGTAATGTTTAACATGTTGCATGGAAATAGCACCACCTCCATACCTGTTGCATTTTTCAATTTCTGATATGCTTTCATTCAATATATATCCCACTTTCTAATAAGGCTTTTACTTCTGCTCTTTCTGTTTGTGTTCCACTGATTGCGATATCTCCATTTTGTACTTGACAAAATCCAGTAAGATTTTTTAATACTGCCTTTTGCATGCATGGTCTGCCATTTTGCTCTATGTTCTCATCTGCTAACATTTCAAACTTTCCAACTAGATTTTTATTACCATGTAAATGTGCTAGACTTCCACCACTTGTAGAACTGCTAACCTTTGGAATCATTGAGTTAATACCATTAGAGATACCACTAATTGCACCACCGATATTGCCACTCAATAGACTACCGATAAAACCAGTACCAGCAGAAACCAAACCCATATAATCTTTAGTAACTTGTGATAAAGGTATATCACATGCTAGCATGGTCTCTTTCATATCAAAACAAATACCCTGTTCATTGTATAACTCAATTTTTGCATTGCCACCGATTAAATCAACATATATTACACATTGTACTATGTTGCTTTTTGCAACATAATGCGTATCAATGACTATCGTTCCGAATGGTGATATATTGAGATATAATTCTGTATATGGTGAGTAATTAAGATATTCACCGCGTGAGGCTTGCGGATGTTTAGGAATCGTAACATTAAAACTATACTTCCAAACATAGTCCTTATCGCTAAACTCTTTATATAAAGATATATGAGGGATAGGGAAGTATTTACATGACTTGATGTATTGCAAAGGATTTACGATTGATTTACTTAAATCATCAAACCCATCTGTTTTGCTAATTAAACTATCAATCAGTGATACCATGCTGGCATGGTTTAGCACTGAATACTTTAACGCTCCAAAGTTAGCGCCCTTTTCAACCTTACCGATAATATAACTTCCTTGCTCCTTATAAGCGCTAGTCATAAATGGACTAGTGAAGTCTACTGTTTTATACGTTGGTTTTGAATCTGTAGGATATAGACTATCTAAGATATTTCCGTTCCAGTAAGATTGTGAACGTATGATATATTGTGTACTGTTGAGAATATCCACTCTGTAACTTGCTAATACATCAACTGTACCACTGATATATGCGATATTGTTGCTAAAATCAACATTAGTTATATAGTAATATCTTTTAAACTTTGGAATATAGAAGTAATTAAAATTGACATAACTATCATAATTTTCCTGTAATGCTAATACTGGATTTATAATTGATACATCATACTTTAATATAACCTCTTTCATTGTGTATTGAGTAGGTATATATGTTGAATTTCTTTTCTTTGTTACGTTATAGAAATATACTTGCATGTTACCTCCTTAATTAAAATATGCACGCATGCGTGAAGCATGCATGCATATAATCTTATTCTAATACAAATACGATACCCTTTTCTGTAAAGTCATTCATGGCTCTAAAATCAGCATTATAGAACTGATTCCAGTATCTACCACGTGCATTGAATGGTGTGTTTGATACCTGTTCATCAAAAGAAGTCATCATGCATGCGTCTTTATCCATAATAACGGCTAAAACGTTGTTATTTTCAACTGCTTCAACTTCCTTTTCTTTTCCTTTATTGTCTAATAAGATAGATTTAATGTTAATCTTACTTGGTTCTTTTGGTGTCTGCCAGTGAGTTACCCACTCTGCTTTAGGCATTGATAACTGGTCTTTATTATACACTTCACTAATTGCCATTGCATCAATTTCATTCTGGAATGAATTAAGCATGAAGAAGTTTTGATACTCAATCGGTGTGGTGTGTGGCACTGGTTTTCCTGTGATTGTAAGTTGATGCTCCACGTTTCTATTTGCCATATTCTGCGATAATGTCTTAATACGTGCATATGCATACAATACAAAGTCTTTGAAGTTGCTAGGCTCATAGACTGTCTGCGCTGTCAAACTCTTTCCAGTCTTTGCGTTGTATTCTGTAAGTAGTTTACATACATGCATGGTTGATGTATCAGTTGTTGCATAATTCAACTTTGCTCCGATAAAGTTAACAAGTGTAGCACGCTTAAACTCTTCTTTAGCCTGTTCAAATTTATTCTGTGCATTAGTGACTAGCATGCTCCAAAAGTTTGCTAACTCTTCAGCACTCTTGAACGCTGTGTTATATTGCTTTTGATGAATCGTATAGAAATCTTGGTAAGGTACAGAGTTTGTAACTGTTGTTTGTAAGATGTCACGCTTGCGAATAACGTACATATCAACTGTGCCATCATTCTGTAGCGCTTCCTTATATCCTGCATCTTCCTTGAAATCTGAATCCACCACTTGTAATTTTCTTGAGATAAAACCAAACTCCTCTTTACCAACTTCTAAACCTTTAAACTGTGCATGATATGTACGTTCCTTGAATAAGGTTTTATTCATAATGTTAGTAATGGTGTTAATTACAACATCTGCACCAAGTTCTAACGTCATGGTGGCAAGTGAAATATAATCGCTTGCGTTTGTTGGTAATGTCAAACTCTGTCTGCCTGTTGCTTCCGCGTAAATCTTATTTAAAACTAATACTGCTTCTGTTCTCTTAATTGCTTTTGTTGCCATAGTTATTCTTCCTCCCTGTAGTCTAGTAAACTATTCATAAAATCGTTAAACTTTTCATCAATTTCTTGAATCGGTGTTGTCATTGTTTCTGTTGAAATTCCTAAGATGTTGTTAATTACATCCTCTTTAGATAGAGGTTTTTCCTCCACCTTTTTGTGTTCCATGCTCGCATACTTTTTGATAATCTCTTTCACTTCTGATTCTGTAAAAGTATGTTCAGCCTTTGGTGTTTCCTTTGGTGTTTCCTTTGGTGTTTCCTTTGGTGTTTCCTTTGGTGTTGCTCTAGTTAATAGGCTAAAATTTTCTTCGATAAACTTAGCGCTAAAACCTTTGTCTAGTAATTCTTGAATGTTCATAATTTATCCTCTTTTCTAATATCTGCTATTTACTTCATCTTGTACTTGTTGATAAATGCAACCTAACTTGTTGATACGTTCTTCACCATTTCCAAACTCACCACGTATAACCATATCAGCAACACATGCAATGAAGTAATCAGTATCATTGTAATACTCATTTACTTTTGACTGTACTGCATTGTAGATACTTCCTAATCGGTCAATGCGTTCTTGTCCATTTCCGTATCTACCATTGAGAACATCAATCGCTAATGTATATACATTAGTTTCTTCCATGCTTGCATGGCTTACCTCTTCACCAGTCCAGTTATTTATCTTTGGTCTCATTCCACCAATTAGTCCTACTGGTGATAATGTGATAACCTGTGATGGATTAGGATTTTGTGAAAAGTATGTATCTGCTCCAACTTTTAATGCTACATGTCGCATGTTTCCATAGTCCCAAAAACACCAGTCACCAACTTGTAAATTATCTACGTTGATTTTATCAAAATATTCAGAATATCCATAATCATCAAATAGATAAAATAAATCTGGAACATATCCAGTTAATGCACAATAACGGTTTACATTGATATTGTAGTCTTGACAGAATTTATCGAATAAATCCCAACACTGCGCACCATACGCTCCATCTGTGTTTAAATACTGGTTGTTGTACCTTTCAATAAATCTTTGTAACTCGTTCATTTTACTTTCCTCCCAAGTGTTCATAAGCCTCTTTATTTTTGAGAATTGATAATGTCAACGATTCTACCGCTTTTGTATTCTCGCTAATAACTTGGCTCATTTTCTGATTCTGATAGAGCAAGAACATTGTAACCGCGATAGGAAAGCCTACATTACTTATCAAAGTGGTTAATGCTGTAACATCCATGCTTGCATACTCCTTTCTAAAATAAAATGGAGGGCTCTTAACTTTCCAGTTATTAGGCAATGCGTTCCACGCATTTGAATGCGCCACCCTCCGTAAGTATTATAATATGGTTGATTATTTTATGTCAAGATACTTCATAAAAAGAATTTGACTATAATATGTTTCAAATAGTGCTAACCCTTCACCAACGATGAAGCGTAAATATCCAAAGTTTTGGAAAAACATTGCTTTACTGTTCTTAGTCAGATTATAGCGTGGTGGTTTACCTTTGACGTGTGGTGATATGTAATATGTTTCGTTGCTCTTGTGTTCGTATATCGTCAACTCCCCAATCGTACAAAGTGCGTTGTATTCCTGCAATGGTTGAGGTTTCACAAAGGATATATCATCTTCTACAAACTCATTATCAAGCGACATGCTTGCATACTCATTACCTTTTAATAACTTATATACTGCTGTATTCTTTTTCTTTTCTGAAATAGGACTATCTCTGAAAAGGCATAGTAATAAATCTCTTTCATCATCACAATATACCATTTTCTGATTCTTAATAAGTTTTTCAACTGTAATGACTAACTCTAGACTCACAAAATAATCATTATCAATGCTGTTACTATTTGATAAAAAGAAAACCTTAATCGGTGGTTTACCGATTATTTCTCTATTTCTATTCGCTGTTTCGTATCCATCAGTGAATTTGATAAATTCATCTTTAATAGGTTTCTCAACTGATGAACGCATAAACTCTTCAAAGATGATAATATCAACATCTGATAAATCTATGGAACGGATATTACCTATTGTGGATAAAGCAAAAGGATAGCCTAATATCTCACCTGTTGCGACTTCCTTTCCGTCTGCGTTTTTCTCAAAGTTATAGAAAGCACTAAATCCATTACCGATAGAACATGCACGAATGTTTAAGCCTAAATCATTGTTTAATGTCTTAAATGGATTGAATGAGTCCATAGCACACATGTCAACTTGTTTTTGTGTTCTACGCATGTAAATAAATTTGTCACCTCGTGCAATTACCTCTTTTAACATTCCATAGGTTTTGCCTATACCACGACCCCCTATAAGAAAATTAAAAACCTTACCATTATCATAGATATATGGTACGTTTAAAAATCCATTTTCTAAATATATATTTTCTTCCTTTATCATGCTTGCATGACTTCCTTTCTAAATAAAAGGGTAGCCCACCAACTACCCTATAAAATTTACTTGTTTAATTGCTTTTCAATTTCTGCGATAATCTCTTGTACTAACATGTCGTCAAGTCGTGCATATACATGTGAATAGTATCTATCGTCAGGACCTTTGTAACTTGGGAATGATATGAAATCTCCTTTGTCTGATTCAATGACTTTACAACCATAAATTGTAATACCATTGAGTTTTAAGTTAAAGAAAACAAAACCATTCTTTGTTTCTCGTGCCTGTAACACTTCCCAGTCTGATACTTCTAATACTTCTTTTTCATCATTTGCTACCACTTTTTTATTCTTTTTCATTTTCTATTTTCCTCTTTCTTATTTTTCATTTTTATAGGTGGTGATAGTGGTTTCACCACCTAAATATATAATACACTATATACACTAATTGTCAAATATTTTCCGTGACTGTTTCCAAAATTTAACATCGTTTAATATTTCTTGATAATCCCTACTAACACCAAGCGTATAAGTGCTATCTTTAATACATACGTTACTTGTTATCTCTAGTGTTCTTTTACCAACTTTATATAATCTACTTTCACCGAATGGAATATCATTATATACGCTTTCTGTACCTCCTGCTTTTACGAATTTAAAACCAATTGCATAGTTATCAATCTTCTTTAATTCTTTAGGTGCTTTCTTCTTGTTTACACCCGCAGTTGTTACATGCAAGCATGTTTTATATCTTCCATTTTTCTGTTTTTCCTTTACTGTATATACATACTTCTTTGCCCCTAACGTCTTAAACTGTAGATAACTTCCATCATGTTCCATCACCCCCATATAATGTATATTGCCTTTTTTATCTTTTGCATAGGCTTTATTTTCTATGGCTTTCTTCTTTAATTCTTCATTTAGTGGTGATAAATCAATGTTATCATTAAAGCATTTTACGCTATCTGTATCAGCATATATAAAGTTTTTAACTCCTACATGTTTGCATGCTTTATATAATCGTTCTCTTGCGTACGCTGTAACATATACACCCCATGCATACGACATAAATGCATTACGATATGCTTTTTTCATCAAATCTTCTTTAGAAACCGATTCATCAACTTCAAACCCTATCCCATCAAATACAAAAGGTGATTTTATGATATCCGTTACCATCATACCATATAGGGCGTTTATCTTCTCTTTAGATTTCCCATACATATAGGCTTCATCGTCATTTAATACCTCACCATCAACAGGCTTAAGCCATGTTTTATCACTGTAATACTTTAATGCCAGTTTACGAAATTCTAATGGCAAATAGTCTTTATTGCATACATACATTTCATGTATTACCATACTATCATAATCATACATATCATTTATAATTTTAAAATCTATTTCCGTTATGCACGTTTCCAATGAATCAGCGGTCAAAATTCTTCCATTATCAAGTTTTTCATTTACTACACTTTTACATTTTGCGTAGGCTAGATAAGGCTTACCCTCTAATTCATCATTAAGTTTAACATGCGTGAATGTACAACGAATTACAACCGCTGTTTTACGCGTATATACTTGTTTAACGTATTCCTCCATGCTCAAATCATCCCACTTCCGCCATTTTCCACATGGGTATTTTTCTGTTACTATACATGCTGGGTAATCACTGGAAAAATCATAGCTAATAATATCATCAAGTACCGCGTTAGAATAATATCTATTTGCGTGCGTATCGCCACCCCTAAAAGCCTTTTGCAAAAGCAATAATCCGTCTAGCGGCGGCAACTGCCTCATAATCCACGTGCGACTAACTGATTTCATTGCCTCTCTTGCATCACGTCGAACGTACCCAGTAGACGTAAGAGGAATTTTATATAAATCGTCATCTTCCATCTGCATTTCTTTCCGATAGACAAGAGGTAAACCAAGTACATCATTAATGCAATAGTTATATTCATAGTCGTTTAATTTAGTCCATGGATATCTAACTTTATTATAGTTAAATTTCTTACCATCTAACTTTTTAACTGGTATGTTAAATTTCTTGTAATATTTATCTAATGATAAATTACTATGGATATACGTACATCTATATTCAATGTTATCATGAACAACTCTTAAGACCTTTCTATTATCCATCGC